AGATTGACCCTAAAATGTGGAAGAAGAAGGCATCAAGTGATTTATATATGGATGAGAATGACTGTTTAAAATATGGAGTCATTGATGAAATTGTAACAGATTTTGATATTCTTTTTTAAAACAAGGGGGGCCTTTGTATGGCGGCAAAGAAAAAAACAATGATAGAAGATTATGGTGAGGTACCAAGAATTATTGATGACCGACCTTTTTATAATTTAACTTTAGACGAAGATCAGAAGAAGTTTGTAAATGCAATTTTAAATCCTGACAATACAATTGTGTTTTGTAATGCAAGAGCTGGTACAGGTAAAACCACTTTAGCTATGGGGACAGCTGATATTTTAGTAAAGCACAATCAATATGATGGGATTGTATATATATGTTCTGCTTATGGTGAAAAGACCCAAGGATATCTTCCTGGGTCTATCACTGAAAAAAGTGAAGTGTATTTTGAGCCTGCATACCAGGCAATGATTGAATGTAACATGAATCCAAATGTTTGTGTTAATTCTGATTCGATGGTTAATCAAAAATATGGAGATGCTTATGTTACATTACTGACACATACATTTTTGCGTGGAACAAATTTAAAGCATAAAGTGATAATTTTAGATGAATCACAAAATTATACAGTTTCAGACCTTAAAAAAACGCTTACTAGATGCTCTGATGATTGTAAAATTATTGTTGTTGGCCATGACCAACAATGTGACTTAGAAGATAAGTCTTCTAGTGGTTTTAGCAAATATATTGAGCATTTTAGAGGCCACGAGCATTGTCAAATCTGTGAATTAACTATAAATCATCGTGGATGGGTAAGTCAATTTGCAGATGAGCTTATTGAGTAATAAGAGAAAGAAGGACAAAAACATGTCAAAGATTAATAAAAAGTATACTGTTTCTGCAAAAGGCATTCTTTATATTGAAAATGGAGTTATTTCTGTAGAGAACGAAGAAACTGGAGAGCTAATTCAGGTTTCTGACCTACTTGATGATTTTAGTGGAAAGGAATGCTCTTTAACGGTTGCTTATGCAGAGTGTTATGAATAAAAATAACAAGAAAGTTGGGTGATTACAGGAAATGATAAGTAGATATATGAAGCAAGATGATATTATTGCTGAGTTAAAAGAGCGTACAGGTTTTTATAAAAAGAATATTCAAGAGCTTTTAGATGCGCTTGATGATATTATTATAGAAAATATGAATACTGCTGATTACGATGAACCTTCAGAAATGCGCCTTTTTTCAGGATGGAGGCTTGGCGCAAAGAAAGTTCCTGAGCGTCAAAGTTATGACCCTAGAAATAGGGATAAAATTATTACTCCAGAAAAATTAATTCCATACTGCCAGTTTAAACAATCATTTAGACAGAGGATTAATAAGCTTGAGTTGGATGAAGAAATAGACGAGGAGCTTGATAGTTATGAATAATATGGATTTTAGACCCCAAGAAGAGAATGAGGAGCAATATATCTATAGAATTTGCTCAATGAAAGACTCATCTGGTATGACATGGCAAGAGATTGCTGATATTATCAATCAGGCTCTTGATAATAATTTTACCGAATCTGCATATCGAAAGAAGTATCAGATGTTCCAGAATGGACTGAAGGCATGTGAGAAGCAGGTCTTCACTGATAATGAATATTTGAAGAAAATTCAAGAAGAACGCAGAGAATTAGAGAAAGAAAGACAAAAAATCTATGCAACAAAAGTAGAAGCTACTAGAAATTTAAGACAAGAAAGCCGTTTTGAGCTGTTTTATGAGAATATTAGAGACACAATTAAAACACTACCAATGCCCAATATTTTAGACACAGGATATGGCATTGGTGGTAAAAAAGCTAGTGATAAAGAATATGTTTTAACACTAGCTGACATTCATGCTGGAGCAAACTTTAATATTATAGGCAATAATTACTCTCTTGTAGAATGTGAATCTCGTTTTCATAAGCTATTAGAGTACACAAAACGCTTTGTACTTGAAAATAATGTTGATAAATTGCATGTTGTGGAATTGGCTGATACAGTACAGGGAATTCTTAGAGTGTCTGATTTACAGCTTAATGAAACAAGCGTTGTTGAAGCGGTTGTTGTGGTGTCAAGACTGATTGCCATTTTCTTGAATGAATTGTCTTCTGTGTGTAATGTAGAATATTATCACGCCCCTTCTGGCAATCATTCACAAACACGTCCACTTGGCACAAAAGCAAGTGAAATTGCAACAGAGGATGTTGAATATATTATCGGAAATTATATTAAAGATATGCTTTCTAACAACCCTCTTGTTAATATTCATTTAAATTTTGGACACGATGAGATTGATGTACCTATTTTTAATTTTAATATTATTGCTATGCACGGACATACTGTAAAGAATATAGATTCTGCTCTAAAAGATATGAGCGTTAAGCATCGCAAGCTTATTGATTATATTTTTATGGGGCATTATCATAATGGAAAGGTTGTTCCTGGTTGTGCAAATGAACAATATGACACAGAGGTTTTACTGTGTCCGTCTTTCCAAGGAACAGATCCTTTCGCATTTAATAAGCTTGGATATAGTTCTAAGGCAGCATGCAATATTTATATTTTTGATTCTGTGTATGGACACACTGGAACTGAAAAGATTATTTTAAACTAAACAATACAAAATTATTGGAGGAAAAACAAAAATGGAAAATATAAACAAGGAATTTAAGCTCGTGTTTAATGCGGGTGTTGCTAGAAAGCTTTTAAAGATGGGCATCCCAATTGCTGATATTAAGGCAGACAGAACAAACAAGGACAAGACAGTATTTGTCTTCAAGAGAACTCCTGAGTTTGAGGCAGCGTTCTCACAAATAAATGAAGAAATTAAGGAATCTAAAAAGGAAGCAGTGGTTGAGTAACCACTGCTTTTTCTATTATAAAATTCAACGAAGGGAGGTAGAGTGACATGGCAAGTAAGTCTATGGGGGCTGGGCGAAGTAAGACTTCTACGTCAAAAAAAAAGAAGGTTGTAAAAGAAGATGAAGATCGTTTATATCTTTGTCCGTACTGCAATAAAGAGAAGGTTAAAACAAGTTTTTATATGAGCTCTGATCCACTGGTACTAACAGGAATTACTCATATGTGCAAGACTTGTGCAGAAAAGATTGCTCGAAATTGGAATGAACAAGAACAACAATTTGGTGATTGTACAAAAGCATCTATTCAAGATGCGCTTGAGCGTCTTGATAAGCCTTGGCTTGAAGATATATATGAGGCAAGCTATTTAGAAGTCAATAACCCCAATTCTGAGAAAAGAAAAACTAATGTTTGGGCAGCTTATATTAAAAATATTGGTATGCATCAATATAGAGGAATGCGTTGGCGTGATGGAGATTTGTTCGCAACATATCAAGCTAAGACAAAAGCAGAAGAAAACCCAGCAGAGTTCCATGAGATAGTTAGCGAAGCCTCGGAAGATAAAGAAATCCCTAAAGACCAAGAAGTATATAGTGAATATCTTAAGAATAAAAATAGTGTTATTCGTTTACTTGGATATGACCCATTTGGTAGTGAGGCAGAGGGAGATAAGCCATTGCTCTACTCTCAGTTGGTTGGATATTTAGACCTTGGCGGCGACAATGAAGATATGATGAGAACTAGTTCTGCTATTACGATTGTTCGTGGATTTTTACAGCAAGCGAAATTGGATGATATGCTTTCTTCTGCAATGAAAAATATCGGCAAGGATGGCAAGACTGGAGAGATTAAAGCGTTATTAGATTCTAAGCAAAAAATCAGCTCTACTATTTCTCAGTTAGCAGAACAAAGTTGTTTAAGTTTAAAACATAATAAAAATGCATCTAAGGGAGAAAACACATGGACTGGTAAAATTAAAAAGCTTAAGGACATGGATCTTAGAGATGCAGAAGTTAATGGATTTGACATAGGTACTTGCAGGGGCATGCAGCAAGTACTTGAGTTGAGCGATGCTTCTATTATGAAGCAGTTGCGTCTAGATGAGTCAGAGTGGTCTGATATGGTTGCAGACCAAAGACAAATTATTGTTGATCTACAAAAAGAACGTGATGTTTATAAAGAGGTAAATAGGATTCTGCTTAGAGAAAATCTCGATTTAAGAGACACATTGGAAGACAATGACTTATTAGATACAGAAGCTTTAAAAGATTTGAAAGAATTGTTCTCGCCACTTGGAGCTACAGTTACAAATGACGAGGAGGCTACAGATGATGAATAAACCTCGGTTTCAAATTGTTGAAAACATAAATGATGATGATTTGTTGTCGATTTTTAATGATGACACTGTAGTTTATGTAAAACCTGGTGTTTATGCAATGTCTGATAGAAAGCTAGAATCTTTAATAAACATCTCAAAAATACAAAAGTATGATCAATGTAATCCTGTTAGGTTTATTGATGATTTTTTTAATATTACACTTCTTGATGCGCAGGCTTATATTGTTGCAAGAACTTGGAATTGTCCAAATGTAATGGTGCTTGCAAGTCGTGCATTTGGTAAAAGTACTGTTATTGACTTGATGCTTATGGCGAAAGACATGCTATTCTGCAATGTTTGGTCTTATATAGCATCAGGTTCAGGTAGCCAAGCAGAGCAGACATTTATTACGCTTGAACGCATAGCAAATGACGGCATTGATGAAATGAGAAATTCTACAGGTTATATATTTAAAAATGAAGTTGAAATTAATAATGCTGCTGGTGATGGATTTAGTCACGGCAACAATGGTTTTAGGTATAGTTTGTATAATGGCTCTTTTACTCAGACGCTAAACTCTAATATTGATAAAAAAAGAGGTATGCGTGGCAATGTTATTTTTGATGAGTGTGGTTTCTTGTCAGAAGAAATGCTTGAAGTTTATGGCGCATTCGCTGCTGTTAACAAAGGCTTCGCATCTGGTAAAGATAGAAATGGTAAAATGATTGACCCAATTAGATTGCGTACTTTTGCTACCAACATACCGAATCAGAAATTTTATATTAGTTCTGCGTCAAGCACAGATACTAAATTTTATAGGTTGTATAGAGAATTTGCAAAACGCCAATTAATGGGAGATAGAGATTATTGTGTTGTACAAGTTAGTTGTGACATAGTATTAAAGCCCACCATTCATGGCGAAGTGGTTAATGCTCTTTTAAAAAAGAGTGATATAGAAACTGCGGTTAGGACAAACCCAGAGAAGGCAAGAAGAGAATATTATTGTGAATTTACTTCCGATGCAGGTAACGAGGCAATTATTAGACGTGGTGTTATAACTAGAAATAGTGAGACAAGAGTGCCGCTTTTATATAATGACACAAACAAGAAAAAATTTGTTATTTGTTACGACCCTGCTAGAAGTAGAGATAATAGTATTATTACTGTTATGGAAATTTATCAAGACGATGACGGTGAATATAGGGGCAGGATTGTAAATTGTATAAATATGATTGACATTAGTAATAAACGACGTGCCCCTATGCAAACTCCAGATCAGGTTGATTATTTAAGACAGGTTATATTGGATTATAATGGCAGTGCTCTTGGCTATAGCAATATTGAAGCTGTTTTAATTGATGCTGGTGCTGGTGGTGCAGGTAAGGTTATTGCAGACATGTTGATGCAAGATTGGACAGACTCAAAAGGAAAAACTCATCGTGGATTAATTGATAAAGAATTAGATAGACAGCTTGCAACAGGATATACAAAAAAATATCCAAATGCGGTTGATAAGGTTAAACTTATTGAGCCTAGTAAGTTTAAGTCTATTATGTATGAATGTGCAATCGAAGTAACAAATAGTAATCTTGTTGATTTTACTGCAGAATATGATAATAAGGGATATTTAACTATATTTCAAACAGATGATGCAGAAACGGCGAAGATAAAGAAAGAAATAGAAGAGAGACTAAAAAAAGAAAAAATATCTGATGAAGAATTTGCTATTCGATTAAAAGAAGAGTTAAAGAAATCAGCAGTTGTTAAAACTAAAATGGTAAAGCTTGACCCATATCAAGAGATTGCTTTAGCAAATATTGATGCTCTAAAAGAAGAGCTTGTTAATATGAGACGTATTAAGCGTGATTCTGGAAAAGACTCATTTGAGCTAATTCCAGAAAAAGAAGGAAAGCTTCATGATGACCGTGCTTACACTTACATTATGTGTTGCTATCATCTTCATGAAAAGCGTATGTCAAACATTAGAAGCAAAAAGAAATCAAATAACTTAGATGTCGTAAACATGCTCCCTGTTACAAAGGGAAAAGAATTAGATAAATTTTTTGGTTAGAAGGGAGGTAAATGCTGATGCCTGAAAGAACCACAAAAGAAAAAATTGAATATTTGTCTAAATTAGAGCAACAGCGAGAGGCGTT